AGGTTGGATTTACGGCACTGCAGGGAGCACAAACGATCTCTACATTGTCGGGCCGATTGACCCTAGCGATGCGCTAACAATGACTGACCCTATCGTGAGCACTCAGCCTGGAGCGTTGTTCTATGTCAACACTAGCGGTCAGGCCACATGGCTGAATTATGGGGTGTTCGACTCTGGCTCATTCGCAGGGAAGACTATTTCGTTTGTGATGACTGACACTCGAGCCAGCGCTGACGTTGTGGAGTATGACGACATTAGCGTCACTGGTGGCGAGAAGTACCGCATCAACACTGTGACAGCAAAGAACACTGACCCTAACAAATACCCCAGTACGGTGACTAAGTTCAATCAGCAGAGCGTCGCTTTGTATGGAACGTTTGCGAAGCAGATTGACACGTTCTATTCGACGGGCAACATTGCAACAATCACTCAGCAACTAGCTGACCAGTTCGCTTTTCCGTTGTATCGCGTGGATAGCATCGGTTTCGAATGCGTCGGCTTCTCTAGCACGCTCTGGTACAACATTCTCTACTCCGATTTAGGCTCAGCTGTGCAGGTAGTCCGTAACCCAATCTACGGCTCGACCCTGTCTTACAATTGCTACATACAGGAAATGAACCACGACATCATGCCAAACTCTTGGCGAATGTCTCTCACACTTAGCCCCGGAAGTTAGGAACAGAAATGGCTGTTGGATTCCCAGCGAAAACTTCATTCAGTGACGGAGCAGTTCTTCCTGCGTCAGACTTGAATGACTTGGGTGGAACGCTGAACCTCATCTACAACGCAGGAACTTATCCTGGCCAGTTGTCCTACACTTACGGCTCGCAACTTCGACCGCTACCGTTTGCCACGTCGACCGACAAGATTAACTATGCGACGAACATTGCGCAGAACACTGGCGCTGCGGTGACAATCACTTTCGGACGTAGTTCACGATTCACGCAGAATCCAATCGTGACAGCGAACCTCGAAACCACACCAACCACCGCCTACGCTTCGACATCGCTCGGAACGGTTACAACGACTGGTTTCATTGTTCGGTTCTTAAATGTCAGTCCGACAGCGATCACAATCACAAACTCGTACATTCACTACCACGCCATTCAAATGACTTCGGCTGCGGCTGACAACAACTAGGGGAACTGATGCTTTGGAATCTTACTTGCCACACTGAAGGTTGCGTCAACGACGGCTTCACTGTGCAATTTCCTGACCCGACCGAACTTGTGATCTGTGGCGGATGCCATAACGAAATCACAGACAAGACACCTGCACAAACTAAGGAGTCCTAGTGGCTATCTCAACCGCTCAATACTCAATCGGAACAACAGCAACCTTGATTGTTGCCGACACTGTCGCAGCTGAAGAAGTGCACCTGCACACTGCTGGCGGTTTGCTCTACATCGGCGATGCTGGCGTGACAACTTCCAACGGTCTGAAACTGGACAACGGCGACAAGATTACTTTCAACACGCACACTGGCCCGATGTATGCAGTGACCAACACCGGCACGACGACTGTTTACGTCGCTGTGATTGAGAAGTAGTGCCATGAACTTGTCCGACACCTCGAGCCTTGTCAGCATCGTCAGTTTCTTTGCAGCAATTCTTGCTGGCGCTTTCGGTATTTGGCGAAGAATTGAATCACGCCAGAATGAGTTTCAAAGCCAACAGCTCAGAATTTCTGACAGGTTGAACTTCATCGCTGCGCAGTTCGGGCCGAACGGTGGCGGACTACGTCAAGCGGTCAACGAGATGTCAAACAAAGTTGACAAGATCGAGGAACGTCAAATTGTTATCACGGAAAAGTTGGCTCACCTTCAGGGTGAGTTCGACAACCACATCGACTAGGAGTCAACATGGCCTTCTCTAAAATCACCGGAATGCAAGCCTTCGCTCACATGCACCAGTGGCTACTTCAGCACAAGCAGATTGAAATTGGGCGCTGTCACGCTACCTGCCAGAACGCGTGGGGACTTCCGGTCAAATACATGAGCGCCATTGACGCGTGGAATCATGTCCCGAAGGCTCACCGCCACACTGACATGAGTAAAGCGCCTATCGGTGCACCAGTGTTCTTCTCTGGCGGTCTGTATGGTCACGTCGCCATTCAGTCCGATCGTGTAGGTATCCTCATCTCAACCGATGCTCCGAGCGCTGGTTACATCGGAGAAGTTCGCACTGAATACTTCACAACAAAGTGGGGCAAGGAACTTCTCGGATGGGCATCTCAATACAACGACGTTGACCTGCAACTCGGCAAACTACCAACGAAGGCATAGTCATGAACCCTAAGTTTCAAGCAGTCCTGGCGACCTACGCTCAGTCACTTCTCGCCTGTGTCATCACGGCGATGTTGTCATTGAACGTCACACCATTCACCATGACTCATTCAGACCTTGTGAAGATTGGCAACGCCATCTGGGCTTCATTCCTGCCAGTTATCATGAAAGCCATCAACCCAAACGATTCAGCCTATGGGGTTGGAAGTCCGAAGTCTTAACCTTTAGTCTAGGCTCATGGACTTCATAGCCGAACTGCAAGCCTTACACGTTGTCAAAAGTGTGCAGAAGCCTAAGTGCTCCGTCTACTACTTGATGGAAAGCCTCCCTGAAGGCGACCGTGAAGCACTTCTCGCCGCTTTCGACAACAGAGAAATCCGTCACACTGACATTGCCACACTTCTTCAAAAGCGTGGATTCAACGTCAGTTCCATCACTGTCAGCCGTCACCGTAATCGTGGGGAATCGAACGGCTGCAGGTGTCCCAGATGACTGCGAACCTTTCTGACGATCTCGCCAAACTCGCCAGCGCAGGAAAATCTGGTTCTGACACTCGCTCCACAAACACGCCCGAAGCCTATCGACCTCGACTTGAGGTTGACAGCGCTTCGGGCGGTTTCTTTGTGTCCACACCCAGAACCGCTGGGGAACTGCCTGATGCCATCGACCTGCTCGCAGACTTCGACCTCGACCCGAACGTGTGGCGTGTCACTGGCGTACGGCGCTCGATGTGGCAGAAGTATGACGGGGACTGGCTGGAGTCTGCCAGAGTGTCGATTGTCCCTGCGGAGCAGGTTCATTCGTCAGCTGACGACGAAGACCTTCAGGCGCTCATTGACCATGTGGAAAGGTGGCGACCTCATGCCCGAATCAAGGCACACACAGGCGAACTGAGCGCTGTCTACGCCATCGGCGATACTCAGTGGGGCAAGGATGCTGGAGACGGGACAGAAGGCACTGTGAGGCGTGTTCTGACCGGTATTGAGGAAGCAGTGCAACGTCACCGAGACCTCATTCGCATCGGTCGACCGCTCGGAACTGTCGTGCTTCCACAAATGGGTGACTGCATCGAAGGCAACGTCAGCCAAAACTCAAAGATTCTTGGACGCGTAGACCTCAGCACCACTCAGCAGGTCAGGGTTGCTCGTCGAATGCTTCTGGCATGGATTAAAGCGTTCGCACCATTGACCGAGAACCTAGTTGTGCCAGTTGTCCCTGGCAACCACGATGAGGCTCAACGCTACGTCATCGGTGAGGCCACCGACTCGTGGCAGATTGAAGTTGTCTCAGCTGTGCAAGATGCTTGTGCCGAGAACCCTGCGCTGGCTCATGTCGAGTTCCGCTATCCCGACCACGATCACCAGACTCTAGCCATCAACGTGTCAGGCTCAATCCTTGGGCTGGCGCATGGTCACCAGTCCCGTGATGCTGTCAAATGGTGGCACGGACAGGCGACAGGGCGAACACCAGTGGGTGACGCTGATGTTCTACTCACTGCCCACTATCACCATTACAAGGTCAGCCAAGTCGGCCCACGCCTGTGGGTACAGATTCCAGCAATGGATGGCGGAAGTCCCTGGTGGCGTGACCGGGCAGGTTTGGAATCACCAACAGGGATTGTGTCATTCGTCATGGGTGACGGTTACGATCCACGCAGAGACCTATCCGTACTAGCAGGGGAAAACAGATGAACACCGCAATAATCGTGCCAAGTCGACACCGACCGCACAACATCAAAGAGTTGCAACAGTCACTCATTGACACCGAAACAATGTCACGTCTGTTTGTAGTAGTCGACGAGGATGACGAAACACTTGACCAATACCTGTGGCTAGAAAACAACTTCACCGAAGTGCTGACCTTTCAACGTGGTCGCAAAGGTATGGCCGACCCACTCAACAACGCTGCGCGGCAACTGGTCACAGATGAGCGCTGGGAGTATTTCATCTTCGTTGGTGATGACCATCGACCTCGAACCTTGCAATGGGACAAAGTGTGGCGCACAAACCTTGACGACCTTGTCACAGGGCTTGTCTACGGTGACGACCTATTCCAGCGAGAACAACTACCAACCGCCATCGGAATGACCAGAAGCATTGTGCAGGAACTGAACGGCATGATCCCTGAAGGGTTCGCTCACCTGTACCTAGACAACTTCTGGCTTCGCCTAGGTCAAGACTTGAACGCCATTCGCTACCTGCCCGAAACTATCATCGAGCATCTGCACCCAATCGCCGGGAAGGGAGACTGGGATGCTGGCTATCATGAAGTGAACTCTGCCGAAATCAACAACGCCGATTCCCAGATGTTCCACACCTACATTCAGAGCGACGACTATCGTCAGCTAGTGGAAAGACTCAGCGCATGAAAATACTCATCACAGGTGACGCTGGCTTCGTCGGTCGAGCATTTCACCGACGTTTCGCCAACGAACGTCACGAGATTACTGGCGTGGACATTGTCAACGGAACAGATGCCCGTGACTTCTTCCGAACCGATAGCACCAAGTTCGACCTAGTCATTCACTTGGCGGCCGTTGTTGGTGGTCGACGAATGATTGAAGGCTCACCGCTGGCGCTGGCAGTTGACCTGTCCATCGACGCTGAGATGTTCGGCTGGGCATTACGCACGAAACCTGAACGCATTGTCTACTTCAGCAGCTCTGCCGCCTATCCGGTCGTATTGCAAGAATTGGGTTGGCAAGTTCAACTTGAGGAAACCGACATTGACCTGAGCAACATCCAGAATCCTGACCTCACCTATGGTTGGGCAAAGTTGACCGGCGAAATGCTGGCAAGTCATGCCAGGGAACAAGGCTTAAAAGTGTCGGTGTTCCGACCGTTCTCAGGTTATGGCGCGGATCAAGACTTGAACTATCCGTTCCCGAAGTTCATCGAGCGAGGACTGAACCGCCAGACACCGTTCCAAGTGTGGGGTGACGGGAAGCAAGTTCGGGACTTCATTCACATCGACGACATTGTGGGTGCTGTGATGGCTGGAGTTGACGCTGGCATTGAGGTGTCAAACTTGTGCAGCGGTCGAGCAACTTCATTCAACCAACTGGCCGAACTGGTCATGCTGGCTTCTGGCTATCATGCGCCAGTCGAACACCTCATTGCCGAACCTGTCGGGGTTCAGTATCGGGTCGGCAATCCTGAGTTCATGCTCAGCTACTATGAGCCGAAGATTAGTTTGGAGCAGGGGATCCTGATGGCATTAGGGAAGCAAAGATGAAAGACCTCAACCGCAAAGACATCCTCGACCAGGCGACAGCGCTGACAACTAACGACCGCAACCTTCAGCATGGCGAGCCGTACATCAACCACGACAACATCGCCAGAATCTGGTCAGTGATTCTTGGCTACAGGGTCGAACCTTTCCAAGTTGCATTGTGCATGGCAGGGTTGAAACTTGCACGACTCTCAGGGAATCCCGACAACATGGATTCCTACATCGACGGCGCGGCTTATCTGGCCATCGCAGGGGAACTGGTCAACTTCGACAAACTGTGAAATTGGAAGCGCAGAACCTGTGAAATTGGGAGCGTTTGTTATATTTCGTGCGTCCAAATGCAACAAACGTAACTTAAATGTTGCAGTCAACCGTGACCTAATCGTTACCAAAGGTCATTGACTTTGATTCTCAGAAGCGTAAGGTGAGAACTGTCAGAAACACAACTGACAGGACAAAAAGGACAAATGACATGTTGAAACTAGAATCACTTCACGGACTTCACGCCACCAACTGTGATGAATGCTCAAAGCTCACCAGCGAATTGAGTACATGGATTACAACCGTGGGCAAAACAACACTTGATGTGGATGCAGTAATCCTTGAAGCACTCAATGCTTTCGAAGATGCTGATACTTCTGGAGAGTCACGAATGTTTGAACTTAAGGCTCGTGACACCAAGTCAAACACGACACAGATTTTTTGGATGTAAATATGTTTTACTTAAACAAATGGAACAACCTTCCCTGGACTCCACGCGGTCTCAAGGTCAAGAGCGCCATCGAGACCACACTCGCGCTCGTAGCTCTGTTCGCCTTGATGTGCGAACCGAAGGGCTGGCAGTAATGAGCAAGACAGAAGTCAAGATGCTGGAAACCCTGTGCCTCGTCGGTGAGGTGCTGGACGAATTGAAGCACAACCTGAAAGTGTCCCCGGACGGCGCTGTGACGTTGAGTTACATCACCGAACGTCTGGAGACAGCACTTAGGGGAGAGCAGTGAAGTCAAT